CCAAAACAAATTGAAATCAAACCAGAAAGAGGGGACACTGGAAACTTTCTTAATCTTCCCTACCATAGCGGTGATGATAGCTTACGTTATTGTTTTAATGATGACGGGGCTAGTGTTGACCTTGATGGGTTTTTTGATTTATATGATAAATATTGTACGACAAAAAAAGATTTAGAAAATTTAGTAATAAACAGAAAACACGATGTAAAGGACATGGACGACGGACCACCGTGTTTAGCAACGTTGATGTCACAAGGAGTGCCGCAAGGTGGTAGAGACAATACACTGTATCAATATGCAGTATACGCAAAAAAGAAATGGCCAGATGATTGGCAAGACAAAATGGATAAATTTAATCATAAGTACATGGACCCACCTGTCAGTTCTCAACAAGTGCAAAAGACAATAAGACAGCATGAGAAAAAAGATTACAAGTACAAATGTAAAGATCAACCAATGTGTTCTGTGTGTTCACCTTTAGCATGTAGAACTAGACTACATGGTATAGGTAATGATGCTTTAGATTTAGTTAGTGATTTAACAAAGTATGAAAGTGATGAGTCTACTTGGGAGATAAATATAAATGGTAAAAAGATTAGACTTACAACCGAACAATTAGTGGAACAATCCAAGTTTAACAAAGAGTGTGTAAATCAAGCTAGTGAATATCCTACCAGATTAAGACCAAACGATTGGGATAACAGATTAAGAATGTTGTTAAAAACTGCACAAATATTTGTCATGCCACATGAGGTAACAAAGGCTGGTAGGTTTGAAATTTTGTTAGAAAGATTTTTAGAAGATCAAGGAGAAGCTGATCATATTGATGAAATAGAAATAGGTAAAGCGTTGTTTGAAGAAAGAGAATATTTTGAAAAAGTAAAAGATGAGTCTGGTAGAGAAAAAGAAGTAGAAGTAAATAGAATGACGGCATATTTTAAATCAGAAGAATTACAAAAGTTTTTAAAGAAACATGATTTTAAAAATATCACACCAACAGAAATATTAGCTCATCTCAGAGGGAAATTAAAAGGCGGTGACACAAGGCGTAGAATAAAAGGTAAACCTACTTTTGTTTTGTATGTGCCTTGGCAAAGAAAAAATCAAGATGATTTAAAAGTGCCAGATATGGGAGAGGAGACACCGTTTTGAGAAACATTATATTTGGACCGCCGGGTACAGGTAAGACAACACATTTACTGCGCATAGTAGAAACAGAATTAAAAAAGTATCAAGTGCCTCCACAAAAAATAGCTTACCTTGCGTTTACAAACCAAGCGGCAGATGAAGCGCTGTCTCGCGCTATATCACAAATGAATTATAGTAAAAAAGAGTTTACTAATTTTAGAACACTACACAGTTTAGCCTACAGACAGTTGAATTTGAAAGAAGAAAATATAATGAACGACGAGGATTATAATTATATTTCTAATAAAATACAGATAAAATTAAGTAATCCTAACAATAAAGTAAAGCAATATGGTGTTGGTTTTCCGTCTGATGTCTTTATTCAAGTAATAGATGGTGCAAAAATAAGAGGTTTAACAGCAGAATCTTATTTTGGTTACCCAGAGATAGGGCATTTAGATGGTGGTTTAATTAAATTAAAATATATTGATGAAGCTTTAATTAAATATAAAAACGCAAGAAACAAATACGACATGACCGACATGATTGTAGATTTTAATAGAATGCATTACGATAGAATGCCTAACTTCGACGTGGTAATAATAGATGAGGCACAAGACTTGAGTTGGTTACAATGGAAAATGGTAGAAAGAATTACAGCTAATGCAAAGAGAGTTTATGTTGCCGGTGATGATGATCAAGCTATTTTTTTATGGGCTGGTGCAAGACCAGAGTTTTTAATGAACATGGAGGGTGATAGAACTATTTTAAATAAGTCATATCGTTTATCAAAGCTTATTCACGCTAGGGCTGATAAATTAATACGAAGAGTTAAAGGCAGGGTTGAGAAAGAGTGGACATCAAGAGATGATTTAGGTGAAGTAAAGGTATTTCCTAGTGAGCAATTAGACAATTTAAGACAAGGTAATTGGCTTGTGCTCGCGAGACACGGACACCGGTTAACAAAAATAGAAGAAGATATGAAGAAAAAAGGTTTGTATTATTTAAAAACAAACAAAGATGGTAAGAAAGAACCATCCATAAGTGAACGTGTAAGACGTGCTATTTTAGGTTGGCAAGCTCTTTGTCAAGGTAGATCAGTTGATTATGCCACCGTGAAGAGTTGTTATACGTATATTCAAACAGGTGTTGGTGTTGATAAAGAACACAAAGCTATGAAAGGTGCAAGCAAAGATGCAATGTATTCACATGAAAAACTAAGCAAGGATCACGGATTAAAAGTAGGCAAGGATCAACCGTGGTTTAAATCATTAGTTAACATATCATCTACTAACGTAGAAATAATTAGAGAAATGTTACGTCGCGGTGAAAATATTAAAGCAGAACCTCGCATTGAATTATCAACGATACACGGATCTAAAGGTGGCGAAGCAGACAATGTTATGTTATTTACTGACTTACCAAGAAAGGCTGATATGAAATATTGGAATGATAAAGATGAAGAAAGAAGAGTATTTTATGTAGGGATGACACGGGCTAGAAATAAATTACATTTAGTTCGCGCGCAAACAAGTAAAGAATTTTCGGAGGTGTTTTAATGCCGTTTGATATACATACTGCTCTCAAGCAGTTAGACGTTACGTTGAAACAAGTAAAGAAAACTAGAGCACAACTTCCTAAACTTAACCGTGAGAAGGTTGACCAAGAATTAAAAATACTTTTACTTGACTTACAACTACTACAAACAGATTTAATTTACATGAGAGACAATGCCAAAGAAAAAGTACAGAACGACTAGAGAATATTTAGACACCGCCACTAAAATTGTAACAGGTCAAAGACAGCATGATTACGGTGATAAATATCAAAACCATCAAAACATAGCAGACCTTTGGAGTTCTTATATTGGTAAAAAAATATCAGCACACGACGTTGCTATATGCATGTTGCTTGTAAAAGTAGCAAGACTTAAACATAGAAAGACAGAAGATTGTTATGTAGACATGGCTGGGTACGCCGCCATAGCTGGAGAAATATACGAAAGAGAAGATGAGTCCGATACAGATGCCACTTTTTGAACCTGCTTCTGAGTGGGTGCCACCAGAAGTAGTTCCAGATTTATCTGACGCTAAAGAAATAGCTATAGACTTAGAGACTTACGATCCAAGTCTTAAAGAACTTGGACCGGGCTGGGTGCGAGGAGAGGGTCATGTCTTGGGCGTGGCAATAGCCGTTGAAGGTTGGAAAGCTTACTTCCCCTTAAAACATGAAAATGGTGGCGGTAATTTTGATGAAAGATTATTTAAAAGACAATTTCAAAAGATATTAGATTTACCTTGTGATAAAATATTTCACAATGCAAGTTATGATGTAGGTTGGTTAAGAAGATGGGGCATGAAAGTAAATGGACGTATAATAGATACGTTGACGGCATCTATTCTTATAAATGAAACAAGAGTTGCATACACACTAAATATTTTAGCACGAGAATATCTACAACAAACGAAGTCTGAAGCTGGTTTAATAGAAGCGGCACGGGCATGGGGTGTTGATGAGAAATCTGAAATGTATAAATTACCAGCTATGCATGTTGGTCCATACGCGGAACAAGATGCTGATTTAACATTAAAGTTGTGGCAAATATTTAAACCAGAAATAATTAGGCAAGAGTTAACAAACATATTTAATTTGGAAACAGATTTGTTTCCATGTTTGATGGACATGACATGGAAGGGTGTTCGTGTTGATTTAGAAAAAGCAGAGAAGTTAAAGAAACAATTAAAGAAAAAAGAAGAACAAGTATTACTTGATATTAAAAAAGAAACAGGATTGAAAGTAGAAGTCTGGTCTGCCGCTAGCGTGGCACTAGCTTTTGATAAATTTAATATACCGTATGGTAAGACGGGAGTAACGAAGCAACCAAAGTTTGATAAAAATTTTTTACTATCTCACAAACATCCGATAGCAAAGATGATTGTCAACGCGAGAGAAATAAATAAAGCTAGGTCTACTTTCATTGACACAATTTTAAGACACTCAACAGATGGTCGTATACATGCACATATTCATCAGATGCGTAGCGAGAAAGGTCTTGCAGGTACGACTACAGGCAGATTCAGTTACAGTAATCCAAATCTACAGCAAGTTCCAGCACGGAACAAGGATCTTGGACCACTGATCAGATCAATCTTCGTCCCAGACGAAGGTTGCAAGTGGGGGTCATTTGACTATAGCCAACAGGAACCGAGAGTTCTTGTCCACTTCGCCTCGCTTACCGGTGGCGGCTTGAAGGGCGCCGACGAAGTTATCGAATCTTACAAAACAGAAGATCCAGACTTCCATCAAGCTGTCGCCGATATGGCGGGCATAGACCGTAGAACAGCCAAGACAATTAATCTTGGCATGATGTATGGTATGGGTAAAGGTAAATTAGGTAGTGAACTTGGTTTAGATCAATACGAAACAGAAGAGTTGTTTTCAAATTTTCACGCTAACGTGCCTTTCGTAAAACAATTAACGGAACAAGCTATGCGTAGAGCAGAAGATGTTGGATTCATTTGCACATTACTTGGTCGCCGTTGTCGTTTTGAAACATGGGAGCCACGGGCTTTTGGTGTGCATAAAGCATTACCATTATGGGAAGCAGAGAAAAAGTATGGAAAAGACTTAAAAAGAGCGTGGACATACAAAGCATTAAATAGACTAATACAAGGATCTTCGGCTGATATGATTAAAAAAGCCATGGTAGATTTGTATAAAGAGGGGGAAATTTCACATATACAAGTACATGATGAACTAAACTTTTCTATTGATTCTAAAGAACAAGCAGATAAGATAATGGATATTATGGAAAATACGGTAGAATTAAAAGTGCCTTTAAAAGTTGATGGTGAAATAGGCCCTTCGTGGGGCGAAATTAAGAAGAAGTGAAGGTATTCCTACTTGTTGTTAGCCTGTGGGGATTTAACGGTGACACTTGGGTGTACACAGGTAATCAAATGGTATTACAAGATAAGTTTGAAACATTAGAGTCTTGTGAAGATTTTGGCCGTCAATTTATGAAGTTTGAGATGAATAAATACTTTACATTTAAAGTACAATGCATCGAAGATATTAGCAAAGAAACTTGACAATCCCACAAATTTTTATTATATCCTAACTCAGAGCCAAGTGGCTTTGTGTCTGAACCCCAATGTTGGGGGTCCTAATAGATAGGACAAGTAGACCATACTTCGTCAAGGTTGATCGCTTGGGGGTTTATGGTGTAGGGCACACGGATCAACATCGCTTGGCTCATAGGAGATTTAATGACAGATAT